AGAATTATATCTAATAATTAAGCTATTTGGTTGAGCGAGAATAGCTTCCGCTTCATTTCTAAATCTAACATCAGAAATAAAAATACAATATGGTTTAGCTTCGTCTTCTTCTACTGATCTAAGATACTCTCTATGCATCTTAGATGCTTTTCTTACTCCCCAATCAGCAAAGCATTTCTCATAGTGTTTTTTGCAGAGGTCGCCAGCATTCTGTAAGAATGTTCTTGGTTTTCCTCCAGCAAAATTTAATGGCTCTGAGTTTATGTCATGAACTAATTCAATAAAATCATCGTAACTTGGTATGTTGCCAATCGGAGAAGAACCATAGATGTCATACAGGGTGTCGTGAATACTGTATAGTTTTCTGGACTCTGCATTTAAACCTTCTATCTTAGTTCTGCTAGAATAGAGTTCATATATCGGCATTGCAAAGAAAATGTGTTCCCATACAACGCCATCTCTAATGTTATCGAAAGAGGCTTTAGGTACTATGGTTTCTGCTACTGAAGTTTTTCCAGTGGCAGCCTTGCCAGAAAGTCCAACTATGATTGGATAGTTTGGGTTATAGTTATATCTCATAGGTTCCATTATACCACTATTTTTCTTGTATTAGTTTTCTTGCTTCTAATTGATTTAGAAATTCATTAGCTAGAGCATCTGGCTCCCAAACAAAGTTTCTTTGCACTTGCAAAACTCTAAACTTATACTCTTCTCTTATATCCTGTATGGTCATTAGCAACGGAAGTAGTGCCTCATTCTTGCACTTCCATGTTCCGTTTATGTGATTGGCCACAACCGCAGAATCAGTATAAATAATTGGATCTATAAAATCAGACATAGAACAAATTAATAAACCCGCTATTACAGCTTCGTACTCTGCTTCATTGTTGCTTCTAGCCCCAAGTCCTCTAGCAAACTGTGCTACTTTTTTTCTATTCTTGTAAACTACTGCAGCGCAGGAAGCTTCCCCAATTTTTTTCTGCCCCTGTCCTCTGGAAGCTCCGTCGCAAAAGACTTCTATATTCATTACGAGACTTTTACTCCATATGGAATATTATTTTTTTCTGCCATACTAACTAATTGGTTATATCTTGAATCAGACTCTACTTGATATGTAGTATTTAAAGAATATTTCTTTTTATTCATCTCTACTTGAGTAGGAAAATCTAAAGTTTCTCTTTTTTCGGAATAAAATTCTTCTGGAGAGGAAACTGATTTATAATGTGCTACAAACATTGTTATCCTTAATAGGTGCTAAAATCAGATTCATTATAGCTACCCTTTTCTTCTCTATAGGAAGCTACTTGCATTGATTGGACTTTATCCAATAATTTTCTAGCAGACTCAGAAGCTATTCTGGCAGCACCTTCCATTGATTCAGCTAATTGAACAATAGACTCTGCCGTTATCATTGCGGTGTACTCCTCCTCAGCAGCCTCTAGGGCATTAGCTTCACGTTCTGCTTCATTCTTGCCAGTTCTATTGGACTTGTATAATTTCTTATATCTTCCCTCTGACAATTTATAGCTAGCTCGAGCCATGCCTGCAAATCTAGTGACTCTACCATATACGTTAGAAGTTCTAGCCACTAAACTAGCTAAGTCAGATATTCCCATATCGATGGAATTGGTATCCGGTATGTTAACGAAATATTGGTCAGCATTAGTGCCGTTACCATACGCTGTTATTATTTCTTTTATTTGTGGATTTAAAAATTCACTTAATAAATCGTTTAGCTTCTCTATTGATTGAAGATTCATTAGACCTCTGTTATTTTCAGCATGCCGAGTAGGTCGGCCATATCGTTCTCCATTATAGCTTCTTTTACTTTGATTTTCACCTTAATCAGATGTTCTCTTACAGTATTTGGATGCTCGGTAACTATTTGTGCTATTTCTGAAGATTTTCTGTTGTCTACAAATCTCCATTTCAGTAACTGTCTTTCCTGTATTGTTAATTGATCAAAGGGTGGGTAGCAAGTTTCGCCTAAAACCCAAAACTCATTTATTTCTTCTGCTCCAAGTATTTGCTCTAAGCTATATTCTACCGGAGGAGCCTTGAATCCAGGCTGAGTTTCGCCTTCTTCTTCCGTATTGACTTCATCGGATAATAATGGAAAGCTCTTCCTACCCAATTGATCTATGAGGAAGTTGTCTACATTCTTTTTAAGAAGATAAAAGAAATAACTGTACAGAAATCCACTAAATGGGATAGGACCTTTTTCCGAATCTTTTCTTTGATACCTAGTTATGCATTGGAAGAAAGTCATGTTGACTGTTTGCCTAACATCTTCTTCATCGCCATATCTTCTGGCCATATAGTTAATTCCGTCGCAGACATTCGTTTACGTGTTTAAACCCAGCTGGATTTAATTGATTCTTCATCAAGTTAAATCTGACAAAGTTATCTTTAATAAATAAAGATGTAAATCTCCTAATGTCGTAGTCGGACAAATTGTATTTAGAGTAATACAACATTGTAACGTACTTAGTTAGAAAGTTGTTGAAGACTTTGAGTAACTCATTTTGTGCTTTTTCACTTCCAGCTTTAGCTTTCGTAATTAAAGCCTGCATTTCGTCTTCGCTTAGAGTATAATATTGTTCCTTATACGAGGCCATTATTTTCCTTCCCAGAGGGGTAATTTTTCCATATAAGCAGCTCGGATGTCTTCATAGTATAATACTTTTGGTATTTCTATTTCTTCTGCAAATTTCTTAGCTGCAGTAGAGTACTTGCTTATTATGAAAGTTAGTTTATTGAAATCATCTTCATAATATCTTTTAAATCTTTTGAGTTTGATTTTACTTTTATCATCTAAATATCCTTTTATTTCTACCCATTCGCTAGATTTGTTTATATAAAAATCTGGAATGTAACCCTTGGTTCCCCTTTTTACTGGGAATGCAAATGTAGTCGGTTCAAAGTCAAATTGTATTTTGTATGCGTTTAGTATCCTGGCAAAGTTAGCTTCCCAGTTTGATCTTAAGTTTAAGCCCAGGTCTTTTCTATAGCCTGATTTAGTGTTCTTATAGGCATTTCCTTTGGAAGCTACCTTTTTTTCATCTTCTATTTCTAGAATTTCAGAGTCTATAAAATCTTGTTTTATTTTTTTAAAATTAGGATGTTTACGAAGATTGGACTTTTCCAAAAAAAAGTCTTCTGCAGTTGTAATTTCTGGCTTCTTCATGGTAACCTCTTAGTTCTTAAGCATACCTACCAGTATACTTTATAAATAAATAAAAAACAAGAAATTGCAACTATAGGTTGTTTTTCTTTTCCACAACAGATAGGATATCCACCATGAATACATTAAACACAATCATCAACAGCATCAGCCAAACAATCAACGAGAGCGTCATTGACGATCTTTCATCTGTAGGGTTCACTCACCGTGAAGCTACAAAGATGGTAGTAGAGAATAACTTCTCTGTTCTTGCTGACTCTTTGGAAAATGCTGTAGAAGCTTTCTAAGCTTTATCATAATTTAAAAAACCTATATAGAGTAAATATGGAAAAAAATTTTCGAGACCAAATTGGTTTCTGTATAATTTCTAAATTTACAAATTCAATAAATAAAAAAGCCGGGGCTAAAAACCCCGGCTTTTCTATTTGCCCATTCTTCTACGTCTTGCAACTCCCGTAGCACAGGCGCCACTCTCAGCGTGCTCACAGAAGCCACAGACTCTCTCATTGCCAGTTGGGGAGAAAGAAGTATCTTCCATTATTTTATTGATCTTTAATATCAAAGATTGTTTTGCGTTCTCTATATCTTCCTTAGTGAAGAGATGAAATTTTCTCTTACCAGATCTAAGGTAATAAAGTTCCGCTCTGATATTTTTATCGGGGAAGATTAAAGATGTAGCTATGGCATAGATTCCCAGCTGAAGGTTATCTTTAATATTCTTTTGAGCTACTTCCCACTTACCTGTTTTATAGTCTATGATATTAATGGTATCTTCATCATAGACATCTACTCTGTCTATGTAGCCGTTTATAGCATAAGTGCCAATAATAAACCTAAAGCCAAGTTCTTTTTCAAATATATCAAAGCTATCGCCAGAATGTTTATCGTAAAATTCAGATAGTATATTAGTTCCAGCATCAATTAGAATATCTGGTATATTACTTTGTGGATCGTAGCTATCTTTCTGTTTTTCATACTCAGAATAAAGGATATCTAAATCTAAATCTTTTTCTTTATCCACACACTCCTCAAGAACAGAGTGGATAATGTTACCCAGAAGAGCTGCATCGTTTGATGTTCTTGGTTCTTTTTGTATGTAAGAATAAAAATATTTTGATGGACACATTGCATATGTGTCTAACCTTGAATAGGAAAAATCGACTAATGACAAAGATTCCAAGGGAGAAAGAGATTCTGCGGTTCTTACTGATATATTACTCATAGGGTATTATTGTCTTCACCAGGTGAATATATTTTAATTCCCTTTTCATCGTATTCATTTCCGAGTTCATCTATTGTATGGCCATTGTGTTTATTAAGATAGCTGCCTTCTCCAATGGGAACCCACCCTGTTCTCCCCAGCTCCATAAAGTCGTCTTCATTGTATGGCCACATCTTGGTCTCCCACTCTTACTTCGCACTCAGCGAACTTTTCTATATTTAAATAGTAATTCAAAACAAGATATAAGTCCTCAAGTTCTTTTTTACTTGCAAAAATTCCAGCTATACCACATTTAATAAAGAACTTGTCTTCGTACTGATGAACTCCTTCAGCATATTCGTGTAAGCTTATGTTATTTCTTGTAATTTTTCCTGTAGTTTCCATTTTTAATCCTCTGTTATTGCTATTGGGTTGAA